CCAGTAACTTGAGTACTGATAATAAGATTTGAATTAGATGTGTTTAAACTTGCGATATTGCGATGAGGAAGTCTTGTAAATAATCCAGAGTCTCTTAAATTTCTTACTTTTGGTACTCTGACTCTAAATGGACCTGTTGCTTTTCCTGATGCTAAAATAGTACCTTCACTAAAGTTGGGTACATCTGTAGTTGAAGTAACTTCAATATTTGTACCACCAATACCTATTGTACTAACACGATGTAAAACTGGAAGTGTATCTCCAGGTGCAGCGTATGCTACAACAGTATCAGTATTAATTCCAGTACCTGCAAAATTACGATTAGGAATTGTACCTGAATTTAATGATATACCTCCAGCATCAGCGATTTTATCAAAAGTAATATCATCAGTCGTTGAAAACTTTGATAGAACTGTATCATATAATACAGTATCGGCACTGAAGTCACTTACTAATCCAGAACTACCTGCCGATTGAAATATGGATTTTATATCATTGATTTTATAATTTATAACTTCTTTAATACTTGAAAGAGTTGCAGTTGATTTTTCATCGTAAATTATCTGTTCATTTTTTAGAAAAAGACCTGTAGTCTCAGATAATGCATACTCACCAACACCAGTTCCTGCTGGTGCTTCAGCAAGATAACCAATGGCACCACTTGATAAACCTCTGATTCTTGTTCCCTTTACTAGTGTTGAATCAAAATTAGTAACTTTTAAGATCGTATAAGTTTGTATATCATAAAGATATAAATCATATTGAGTTGATGCATTAGTATAAGATGCATCTGATACATTAAAATTATAAACTCTTGCTTGACCTACTTTAGCACCTTTAGCAGCGTTAGTTCCTTCCTTTCTTCTACTAAACAAATTAACAACATTAGTGATATCACCACCAATATTAATAAACGGAGTTCCCTGAACATTATTTACTTTAACTAAACTACCTATGTTGAAAGGAACAGATGCTGCAGAAACAGATTTTGTATCTCTTGGTTTTTCTATATCTAATACTGTGGTTGCAGGTAAATTAACATCAAATCCTTTAACGTACGCCCTTCCAGATGAGAGTTTAACACACATTAAATCTTCAGATGGTGTATTTCCTTGATCTGTTAATCTATCCTCTGTGTAGAGTCCCTCAGAGTCCACTTCATCATTTAATGAATTTTGAAGATTTACAATGAAAGGTTCAACTGAGTAGTTTCCTGACTCATCAAATGTTCTTTTTGCAAAATATTTCTTTAACTCAGAGTAAACAGTTTCATTTTGTAATTTCTTTGTCGTACCATCATCAACTCTGAATAATTCAACAAAATTAGTATCATTGAAATCATCAAGTGCTTTTTTTGCTAATCTAACACTAATTTTAAATCTATCAGCACCTGGTGCAGCAAAGTTTGTAAATCCTTTTGCATTATCATATAATGAAGAATCTTCATTTGCATTTACAATCTCTTCAACTATATCTAAACCAATACGGAAAGATGGAGTATTATTATATGGATCTAAAACAATAAGTGATGTAGGAACATCTACGAATGTACCACGAATAAAATATACACCCTCAGATATACCAAATGCAGAACCAACAGCAGCAGCATTTTCAAGTGTAAGTGTTGCTATAGTCTCATTTTGATTGATTGTAGTATTTCCATAAGTTAAATTTTCCTCTAGTATTAAAACTTCACCGTCAGGGAAACCAACACTCTGCTTATCATTTCCTGATGAACTATACTTAACAAATAATGTTATTTCTTCTACACCTTCATTCGGTGGTAAAACATAATTTTTTACAGTAGCTAATATACCAGAATTTTGACCTCTTACTCTAGTTCCTTTTCCATTATTATTATTAATTAATTCATCAAGATATACAGATACATCAATGCCAAGATGTGTTGAATTAATTTTTATAGAGAAGTAAGATGAATCATATGTAATGCCACCAGGTATGACCATCGAACCTTCTTTAAAAATATGTTTTCCAAAGGATTCAACTTGATTCTGTAAAATTGATTGTAATCCAGATAATTCTCTTGCTTGAACAGGAGCACCTGGTTTAAATAAAATTTTATAAAAGTTTTTCGCCTTATCGAAGTCATCATAATAAGGACTTATATTTAAATTTGTCTTTTGTGGCATTTTAGAACTCTAGTATAATTTTGATGTCCTCTTTTTGTCGAGTATTTCTAACAATTTCTGGTCTATTATCTAAGTAGATAACTTCACCCGACCCTTTATTTATCTCAGAATTGGATAACCCATCTGTAAATCTGGTTCCTAAGTTAATAACTCTAGATCCATCTATATTAGTAGTGATACCTGAGAAACCTCTACTAATACTTCCAGAAAATTGTGATTTTTTTCCATCTATTGGATTGGGTGTATCACCACTTGCTAATGATGCTGTTTCAAATTGGTAAATTCTACCTGCTGTTGATATTCCAATATTATCAGTTTGGTCAAAAGTTGTTCTGTCAAAATTTAAGGTTCTATCCCTAAAATATTTCAAGACTTTTGTATCTTTATCAAAAGATGCAACATATGCAGTTGAAATTCTACCTTTATTTGGATTACTATTAATTTTAAGTAATTGTGTAATTTCTTCACCAACAATAGGTGTACCACTAACTGACTCAAATTTTACTGCTTGTAATGATGAAAATGTGCTTTCAGTATATACTTCTGAGGTGCCTTCTTTAGTTGGATTTTTAACAATTCCAACTTGTGCAAATTTAGTATCAGTAGGAAAATCTTTTGTGGTATCATCAAATCGAGCATAAACAATGACTTTATCAGTTCCTAATTCTGTGTAAATATCACTTCCATGTCCCAATCCTGGTGGTATGATTGGGATTAATTTTGCTTTTTGTGCAGCAGTTTGATTAATATCATCAATATTTCCCAAATCAACTAATCCATAAGAATATCCTTTTCCACCTGCACTTACTCTTACATCTGTTATTTTTCCACCTTGAACATCAACTCTTGCTTTTGCACCAGTTCCATCGCCTACTATATCACATTCTTGACCTATACCTTCAGTATAACCCTCTCCTGCCTTTTCAATATATACATGTTTTATTTGATTTGAATTAACGCTTGAATCACCATTTTCTCTCACTGATCTTATTTGAGCATCTGTTGATGTTAACCAATCATTAGGTACTGTTATAAATTCAGTTGAATCAAATTTTATTATGTCACTAGGTGAAACTGTGAATAAGTACTTCCAAATAAATCCATCATCACCTGCCTTTGATGGTTCTAAGTCAGTAAATGTAGGTTCATGCTCAGATGCATTTCCTTTTGGATTAGAACCTGTTGAACCATTATCAATACAAACATAAACTTTGAAATCTGAGTTCAACACATAATAATTTGCATCATATAATCTATTAGCAGATGTTAATGGACTAGGATTTTCTACACTATAATCATCTCTATAAATTTCATATTGATTACCTGAAACCCAATCAACTCTTCTTATTAATCTACGGATATTTGCAGATGATACCTTCTTACCATACATCATTGTATCTTGAGTATGTGACCGATATGAAAAACTATCAATTGGTGCAGGGGTGTTGGTATCCCAAGACTCAGATCTACCAAAACCAACAAGAGCATTATCTGGTGGTCCTCCAGGATTTGATAAACCTACGAAAACGTAGTATGAATTAGAAGTATTTTCTACCGATTCTACAAAATTATTTGCATTTAATATTCTAAATTGATCAGTAACAATCGCTGGCATTGTATCTAAACTTTTCTTTTTATTTATAGTGGTTTGCTAATCAAGCTAATTTGGCACTAATTGAACCACTTGATCTATGACCTGTATGACCAAAAGCATCATAACTCTTTCTTTGAATAGTTGGGAATGTAGATAAACCAGATGTGCTTAATTCACCTAGTGTCTTACCCCTTACCTCAAGTGATAAAGGATTAGATCTTGTTAGATTATTACCATATAATCTACCCCAACTTATAGTTCCAAGAGGTATCGCAGTACCGTTATTACCATCATAGAATCCAGTTGTATCGATTCCACTAATTGATGTATTACTATCTGTATGAATGTTTGCAGTGAATTCACCATTATCACCTGTGTTATCCACATTTTTAACTATGTAAATGTTATCAACAAATTGAGTTCCAATTCCAACTTTACCACTTGCATTTGTAGTAACCACAGATGTTGCACCACTACCAACACTAGTGCCAGTCACTAATACAGGATAGTCATTTCTTAAAGTACCTCCACGACCAGTATTTGTTGTCAATTTACCTTCAGCATCACGAAGAACAGCACGGTAGAAGAATTTAAGTGCTCTACCTCCTCCTCCTCTGCTTACATTCTTAATACCTGTGATAATACCAACAAATCCCTCCACATTTGAAATACGAGTCACTTTTTCAGTTTCAAATTTGGGTAATTCAATTATCGCACTAGGTGCAACATTATATCCTGAACCACCATCTGTGATATTAAATCCTGATAATTTACCATCAGTAAACGTTACTGTTGCTGTTGCGGTGCTTGCACCAACGTTGATATCCGTCGTTCCTGCACCTATAGGTTTTGTAATGATCAAAGGCACTGTACCATTTTCATAACCAGAACCTTCATTTGTAATTTGAATATTATTAACAGAACCTGAATTTATTGATAGACTGACTGTAGCACCCTCTTTTACATCTCCCGATGTAATTAATGCATCAACCTCATCTACAGTAAATGAGTTATATCCTGCTCCTCCTTTTGCTGGTTCCTCATAGAAGAATGAAGTTGCATCATCTACAAAAATACCATCATTATCACCAGTTCCTGATATGTCTGTGATCGGTAGATTTCCAATAATCTTTGCGGTAGGATAAATTTGAGGTTCAATAATCGATCTTGTTTTTGGAATACTCACACCACTTAATTTTAAATCAGTTTTTTGTTTTGACCATTTAACAGGTTTAAAGTTCTTTTCATCTATTCCTCTTCCCCGATAAACATCAGTTTCAACTCTATCAGCATTTACAATCTCTTTAACAAATCTTGAAGAAGACTGGGAAGTAGTGATTCCTAATGAATCATTTTTAAATATACGTAATGAGTCTCCTATTTTAACAGTTTCCTGAACATCTTGAATATCAACATCTACACCCTCCTGTCCTTTATAGAAGAATATATCAACTTTATCCTCTACATCAGGTGCCTCAGTAAACGTGAATGTTGAACCACCCTCAAACTGATATGCCTGTTTTGGTGTTTGTAAAACACCATTGACGAAAATTAACAGAACTGCATCTAAATCAATCTGCTCAGATACGGTGTTATTTGGATCTATTTCAAAACTTAAGAGTTCTCCATTAAAGAATAGTGGGAATCTTAGTCTTGATCCATTTTGAAGTATTTGTATACTATCAATATAATCTATTTCTCCAAATTGCCAACCAGAGAACTTATCATTAAATATCTCCAATACTTCTAATTCAAATTCTTGAACTGGTTTAGAGAACCCAAGAGCAGTTACTAATCCAACAGGTCTAAATTTATCACCTTTTTTAAATGAGTGTCCACTTCTTGCTATATTAAAGTTGTTTATTTCAAATAAAGTTGATCCAATACCAACAGATGTTTTCGCTGCACTAACTTCAACATTTAATAATAATTGAGTGCCTGTTTCAGTAGTTTCACCAATGCCTAATCTCGATATACCCTCAACTTTTAAATTTTCATATGTGGGTTCAGGTATGTTAATTTGAGGATTAATATATCCAGTTCCACCTGATACAATATTGAATGCCAATGTTCCACCAGCACCAACTGTTGCAGTAATATTTGCACCATTTCCTCCACCTCCACCAGCACCAACATTTACGGTGATTGTATCAGTGGTAACTGCGGTAATTGTTAAAAATACATTATTGGCAGGATCTGTAGCACGAGGATATGGATGATTACCAAAATGATTATCTTTATCACATGTAAAGACTAACGAGTTAGTTGCAATTTTTATTTTATTACTTGTACTTAATCCATGTGATGCTATTGTTAGTATTAGATTACCAGTCGCAGAATCATAAATTGCATCTGTCGGTGTAAATGTTGAACCACTACCCTGAACACTTATTGAATTTGATGATGAACTAACAAACTTATGCAAGAAATTAATATCCTCTACATTTATCGCAACTGGATCTCTATATCCAGAACCAAATGTTAAGTCCTCATAAAATTCAAATGCATTTCCACCACCCTCATATATGTGAGGTATTGTTCCTGGTCCTGCTTGAACTTCAAAACTTCTCTCAGATACAATTCCAACTAAGAATAATCCTCTTTCATGATCTTGGAATATGGTAGTAGTTACACCAGCATGTTGAGTTGCACAACTAAATTCGAGATCTTTTAAATGAACAGTTTTAGGTCTATTTAAAGAGAATCCATGTACTTTATTAGTTGTTACAGTGATTATACCTGATTGATTATCATAAACAGCTGTTTGAATTCCTAAACTTACACCAGATGATGTACCGATACCTACAACACTAGTAATAGCACCACTTGAATTGGTAAATGGTTGTACCTTTGCTCCAAGTAATGGTGCATATCCTAAACCAGTTGTTGATCCAAGAGAAACTATAACACCACCTCTCGGCACTTGATTTTGATTAATGTCAAACTCTGATACAATAGGTTGACCATTTGCCGATGTTATTCCTGTAAATTCTATAGTTGAGATACCTGCAATCGTATCAGCGGTAATTTTATAATTATTACCAGCATTATTATTTGTAAAGGGTGTTTGGAATACTCCATTGATAAAAACAATACCATTTCCAATCTGTATACCAGATGAAGTATTTGCTCCTCCAACTTTTAAAGAATATGTTTTACCAATCCCTGTAAAATTATCAGATATATCATCAAATAACATATTTGTTGTATAATCTTGTCTGGTAAATGTTCTACCACTAAAACTTGCTTTAACAAATGGAAGTTCAGTATCTGTTTTTCTATTTCTTGAATTTCCTTTAGGTGGTTCTATAAAATGAACATCACTATCAACAATATTAAATGATCCCCTATGAATCCTTGCCACCGTATTGTTAACATGAGATGTTGCAGCAATACCCAGAACACCTCTCTCTACTTTAACTGTAGGGTGTATTGATATACCTAATGATATATTAAGTGAATCATCTATTACTCCAGAACCATCACTCGTGCTTGTAAACCCGACTTCTTCAACCTTCATGAATTCATCATCAAGTTTTAATATATCTGTGGTTAGAATCGAACTTATACCAGTTAACACAAATCTTGTTTTCTTATCATCAATTCCACCAGACATATTTAATGTATGAGTTATTGATGTAAATGTTATAGGTTGTTGAACAACACCATCTAAACCAATAATAGTTTTTGTAAGTGGTTTAGTCATTGTTAACTTATGAGCATTTCCAGCACCATTTCCTGTAAATGTGATAGCAGTTCCAGCAGAAATATCACTCTTTCTTGCAAATAATTGGAATTGATTCTCATCCTTTATTTTTACAAACACTGATGATGGTAATATAGTTGTACTTAATCCTGACGGAAGAGTTTTTTGACCAATAGAAACTGGAGTTGCAGCAACACCTACAAATGTGGAATCTGGAGTATATGTTAATTCTTCATTCGTGTTAAAGAAGTGATTAGGAATGGTAAAGAAACCAGTTGATTTCTCTAATCCAACTCCATCTGGGTTGAATGTTTTTGAATAAATTGGTGCACCTTCATGTTTTAGTGCAAATTTTCTCTTATTCGCTCTTTTTCCTTCTAATGCATCAAAAGTAGATAATACTAAACCTATATTATTTGTGCCATAAGATAAATTAGGTGTATTATTATCAAAATCATTTGCAGTGTTTAATATTTGATTAAATGATTGAACTTCAATGATTGATGTGAAATTAGAGTCTGGATAGAATTTTAAATCAATATTATCACCATTAAATTCACCTCCAAACGTACCAATACCACTTGTTGAACCAGCAGATACAAACGGATACTGAACTGTTAATATATCACTTGCATCACGTATAGTAACTACCTGATGAACTGCAGATGTTTCACCACAAGAAACCCTTACCACTGATTTAACAGTGCTATCATTCAATTTATTAATAGTTGAATAAACAATTGGTGAAGAAGTGCCTGAATTATATCCAGATTCAAGTCTTCCACTTCTCTCTGATCCTGCAGGTTGACCAGATGCTAAAAATCTATGAACACCAGTGCTTGTAGTAGTTGTACCAAGACCAACAATATTAGCGTTTATATCTAAAATAGAAGATGTATCATTCTGTATTTGTAATTTAATTAAATCATTCTCAAATTTTGCTGTTAAAATACCTACATTATTTGTACTTAAACCAAATTGTTTATCTACAAATATCTCTGATGTTGTAACATCTGTACCATCAAAATCTAATACTATTTCGTTATAATTTATTTCCTTAGATATACTATCTTGAACAAAGATCTTTGCGTATAATGCGTTAAAGTTTGTTTTTGGATATTCTACTATTGTTTTTGTTGCTGAAATATTAACATCGGTGCTAACACCTGTAATACTGATATTTCCAATTAAATTAGTTCCTATTCCAAGTATATTATTATTATAATTTGTTTTTAATATTTTTATATCATGATCCTTAGTAAACTCATTAGTAGGATCAAATAGTAAATTTCTAACTCCTGCATCAGTCTTTTCACTATCAAATAAACCTAATCTTAAATTTCCATCAATACTATCAAGACCTATACCAGCTGAATCAGTTGTTTTTTCTGCTATAAAAATATCATTCTCAGATGTATAAACGATTAGTTCACTTAATTGAGTATCAAAAGTATCAGGATCAACTACTTGTATTAAGTATGTTTGATATAATGAAGTTATCTCATCGATTATACTGGTATTTGCAGAAAATCCAACACTAGAGAATTGATCACTTATATCATCATGAATTAAAACTCTATTTGTTAAACATCTACTGAAATCAGTTAATTTAGTATTTTTGAGAATTAAACTTTTTGTTTTAGATTCAATTCTATCAAAATCAACAACTGTATCAAAATTATTAATAGCATCTACTCTTTCAGGATCATTTAAAATATCTAACACTATCACTGAATCTGAATTTGCTGTATTAATACCTGATTTGATATTCCTTTGAATAGATGTGTCAGCAAAGTTCTTTAATCCAGCAGGATGTACAAGACTGTTGACAGTGTTAACAAATTTATCCCAAACAATTGGACTTCTAACAGTATATGATAAATTTTGATAATAATTATTATCTGGAAGGACCTGCGTATCTAAATTTAATTTACCTATATCATCAATCCATCCATATTCTTGGCGAGAAGAGTAATCTATTTTAAATAAAGCTCTCTTGTCGTTGTATTTGACTATCTCTGCAGATACATTTGTTGTTTTTCCAACAATTCTATCTCCAGTTTTTACTTGAGTAACACCGTCTAATTTTATATAATCATCTCTAATCTCAACTATTACTAAATCACTGTTTTCACCATTAACTATTATTTCTTCATTTAATTGGAATTGTCCTCTTGTTTGTATTGGTATTATGTCTGGATAGTTATTTTTGTTAATTATTGATGCATAACCAGATTGAAAAGTTTTAGCAATACCAGGATTTGTAGTCAACCCTGCTAGATTAAATTTAACAATTGCTTGAGTACCAGGTGTATATTCATCAACAGTAAAGAATTGATAATTATAATTATCTGAATTAAAACCATCTCCCTCTACCACCGTTGATGTTGAGATACCACTCTGTGTTCCAATACCTGCCTCATTTATTCTTTGGATTCCTTCTACATATACCTCATCACCTACAGAAAAAGGTTGTGGATCTCTAAAACCATTAAATGGTGTTTCTAAGAAACAAGTAACAATTCCACCAATACTAGTTTGTACCGAATTAATACCAACACCATTAGAATTATCTATTGCAATAATTTGATGTTGAACAGAATCCAAACCCTGAATAGGAGCAATTACATCAACACTTGATATTGTTTGATTTGGAATTATTGCCAATAATGTTGAATCATCAATTACTTTTTGACTTATAGGATTATATAATAATAAATTAGGAGGTGAAGTGTAACCTGAACCACCTGAATTTATTTTGACTGATTCAATTACGTCTAAATTATCTACGTCAACAACAGGAGAAATAAATGCTTCGGGTTGAAGTGTTTTATCTGATGAGTATTCAAAACCAATATCAATTATTCTTACATTTTTAATTTTACCTATTGTTTTACTGGTTGGAATCACATTAGCATTGATTCCATCTTTAGAATTTACTGATTTAAATGTTGGTAATTTTTTGTAGTTATAACCTGTTGATACAATATCAAATGATTTTATTCCACCATGTGTGTTTGTTGATTTTGTAGAATATTCAAGTTTATCACATTCATCTGAGATATAATTTAATCTCTCAGGTAATTTTGGAGAAAAATTAAATGTTTCAGAGGTTACTCCAGAGATTGAATATTCCCCATTATAAGCACTATTAACAAAGACAATTTGTGAGTTGTTATTAACATCTTTGTCAGTTGTACTAATAAATCCACCTTTTTTGACAGCATAGTATAAAATGTTTGGTGTATTATTTGAGTAAGTAATTGTTAATGCACTCCCAACAGTACCTTCTATACCAGTTTTTTGTACATTAAATATATTTGAATCACCTGAACTTAAAAATTCATTTCTTAAATTTTCATCATAAAATATTTTAAAATTATATCCAAATAATGATGTATTAGATAGATTAAACGATAATTTTGAATTTTTAGCAACAACTATTTTTGGATTTATTGGTGATATTTTTTGATTATTTCCTCCAGTATTTGCATTAAAATTAATTAATTTAATAGGATTTGCACTAAGATCATTAAATGTCTCAGTTAATGAAAAACGTCTATCACTAATTTTATTTACATAGTATGAACCTGTTGATAATCCTGTGATACCTCCTTCATAAAATACTTTATCACCTGTCCTAAATCCATGATTTTCTAAATCAAACCTATCTGTTTCTACGTCAGCAGCAACAAATGAAATAGGATTTATTAATAATTTTTCAAACTGTTGATTATATTCAACATTAACTGGATTTGTCGTTCCGATACCGACTGCTAAATTTGGAATAACTGTTATATTAACAATATCGCCATTTTTTAAACCATGAGTTGTTGTATTTGCTACAGATACATTTGTCGTAACTGTAGATAATATTTTATCAACATCTCCCGTAACTTGATTAAATTGTGATTGTAAATTATAGAAATAAGTGTCAATTCCAACAGTACCTGCATTAGTAGCGTTTGATTTAAAATACAATCCCTCACTAGTAGCTGCAGTAGAAACTACACCGTCATTATCAATTAATACAGTTGATAATCCAATAAAATCATCACTTTTTTTGATTACAAATAATTCTTGCGTATTACCAGATAAAGGAATCGCAAAATTACCATCTGAGTCATTTGGATCATCGGTATATGCTACATTTATCTGTTTATTGGATACATCTGGAACAGTAAGCAATACTTTTTGTCCTGTTTTAAATGGATGATTCGGTAGATGAATTTGTCTGTTTGATATAGAAACAAATGATGAAGTTAGACCTACATCAACTCGTATAGATGTTGCACCACCACTTGTACCTACTCCCACTGAAGTTGGAGGACTAAAATAAACAATATCATTTATTTTTGAATCAAACTTTTCAGTGTTTACTGGAATTGTAAATGATGTGTTTAATATATCTACATTTGATCCAAAAGTATGTGCAGCACCTGCATTTCTAAAAACTCTCAAAACCCTTGGTGTAGGGAATATATTTAATACTTGTAAGAATTCACCATTTATTTTGATTGTGCTACCAACAGATAGTGAATTTGGTATTTTATTTAAGAAAATATCTTGCACTGCTTTTTGCCCGTTAGCAATAGCAGTCATTGATACTGCAAGACCAACGGTATCTGTTCTTACTCCAACATTAAAAGTATCTGTTAAATTTTGAACTGATGTACTTAAACCTGATACTTGAATTGCACTTAAGTTTGGTATTTCTATAAAGGGTAAAAATGTTCCTTTTACTTGGTTTTGATTTACATGTGTAAAGACAACAGATTCAAATGATTCTAAAGTTGATTCAATAGAAGATACTCCTAAACCTACAATTTCACTTACTTTTGCTGAAAATCCTGAACCACCAGTACCTTCATCATCAAAAATAGTCGTATCACCGATTCTATATCCACTACCAGAATTCAAAATAGATAAATCTTGTAAACCTCCCTTAACAACTGATTCTACTTTTGATGATTGTCTTACGATTTCATTTGATTCAAATATAAAATCATTATTTGCAAATTTTTCTGCTACATTATATGGAAAAGTATTTCTTAAGAGAGATGAATTATTAAAATCAAAAGATTGAGTTAATAATAAATTTTCATCAATTAATGGTGATCGATATGTATTACCTATGAAATATGGATAAACGCCATCTAATTTACCATTAACATTCTTTTCAACAGTGGCAAAATAAGCATATATACCGTTAGGAAATTCAGGTGTTTTACAAAAACGACCATTATGAATGTCTAAATCACCAGAATTATTAAATTGATAATCTTCGTTAAAGAATCCATTCGCAAATCCAGATGGTCTATTAGAAACATTAGATATATTCTTGACATATGATGATAGTAATATTTTTGCAGGAGTATTACTATCATTAGGATCAGTGTATCCAAAAGGACCATATATTGGATTACCATCATACGCCCAACCTATAATAGGTGAGTGTTTTTTAACAGAATCAAATTCATTAGAATCTGTTACTGAAAAACTATCTTTTTCAAAATTAGTTGCTATTTTTTGTGAATATGATAATACTACATAATTTAAATCATCAGTTTTAGAATTTAAAAACTCGCTTCCAAATCTTTCAACATTATTAACTGTTAAATTTCTTATTCTAGGTAAAAATGCACCATTTTTTCCTCTTGGTTCAACACTTGTAGTGGTTGTACCAGAACTATATCCAATACCTGTGTTAACCACTATCACTTCTGTTAATTTTTTATTCTCTATCACAGGTCTAAGTATTGCACCTGAACCTTCACCAGTTGATATAACCTTTATATCAGGAATTGAACTATATTCTCTTCCCTGATTTGCAATAAGAACACTTTCTATTTTACCATTAACAATAATTGGTTTTACAGATGCATCTCTACCAGAGGTTATCTTTACATCAGGTAAATTTACATGATTTAATATTTTTGATCCATAATCAGTTCCATTTTCATAAAGATAACCACCTGTAAGTGAACCTGTAACTTTAGGAGTAAAATTAAAAGTTCCAGTTATCGTTGATCCATATACTGCTTCAACATTTACTTTTATCTCAGGATATGTAAAAGTTTGGTATCCTGTTCCAGTAGATCCTAAACCAACAAACTTACCTCTTGTGAAATTACTTGTTATTGTTGCCCCAATACCAGCATCTGCTAATCTGAATGTATTATTATCAACTTTCATCACATAATAAGATGAAGTTGCTGATAATCCATCAATTGTTTTTGGTTGAGTTGTTCCTAAACCGACGGTGGCTGAATATTCAATGATATCACCATGTTTAAATCCATGATTATCAAAATTGATTGTGTCAAATGATGTAGAAATACCACTTGGTGAAACTCTTAACTTGCGATGTTGATAACCAGAACCAGAATTTAATACCTTTACAGAGAGTATAGTATTTTTTGATTCTGTTCTAAATTCATGTATACCACTTGCAGAAAGATCAGTTGATATACCAATGGTATTAATACCAGTGTTACCTGTTTTTGCATCACTTTCATTATTAAATAAACGAATGGTGCTAGTATTAATAACTCTTACAAAATATGGTGCACCATCTGCTAATGCTCCTTCTATTATTTCAGGGTCATTAGTATCATTGAATGATCCTATACCAACAGACGGGTTTCCATTGTTTTTATAAAATACAATTTGTCCTGTCTCTAAATTATGTTTCTCTCTGAATGTAATTGTATCGTCATCTATATCGATACCTCCACCAAATTTTATATCTCTACTATCGAAACGAATTGAACGAAATCTAGCACCTAATATAGCTTCTAATTCACATCCTGTTCCATTACCTCCAGTCAAAGAAATATTTTTAACAGAATTTATATCAAAATCTTGAGGATCTACAATTACTTCCTTAACTGATCCAGAAATAATAGGTTCAAGTAATGCATTATCACCTAAACTACTCTCAACAATAACATCAGGTGGATTAATAACATCATAATCACTTCCACCATTAGTTAATTCAATACTTTCAATAGGACCGTAAAATATTCTATCCTCAGATACTGGTGAATTTATTTCAACTCCATTTTTTAATATGCCATTATTGTTAATAGAGAGATCATCATTAGTTGATACAAATAAGTTTTGTGATAGTGGAAATTTCCTTAATATTTTATTAGCTGATAAATCTTTATTTGAATGTCTTTGTAATGTAAATATCTGTTGATCTTTAACAGATGCAGCTACTCCAACTTGAATAGTGCTTGCTGAACCAATCTGTGATCTAGACAAGTAAAGTGCCATTTTAGTGATATCATCATTTGGATCTGTTTCTAAAATTGGATCAACATAATATACCTGACCTTCGATTAAACCAGGTGCCACAGATGGAGCACTATCATTAATAGAGTTAGGATCTTTTATAACGCTATAAATTATAGCATCTCCTTGTTTGAATTTTAAACTTTGACCAGTTGGATTAAAAAATTTGATGTAATTATATTTTGTGCTATCTGTTGCACTCTGTCCCTCTAAACCAAATTCAACTGTTGTTTGTCCAAGACCAGTTGTCTCAGATATTTTATTAATTTCGATAGTGTAATTTGGTAAAGAATTAGATGCCACATACCCATCTACATCTCCATCCGTATAAACATTTAAAACGTTTGATATAACTGTATTATTACCTTCTTTTATTCTAACACCATTACTATTTGTTTTTTCGATAACTCTTCTTATATCATATTTTTTAGTTGAAATTGGAATAAAAATATCATCAAGATTTTCGTTCTGTACTTGTTTTTTTGCTTTATCAACAGTCTTTACATCAAAAATTATTTCAATTGAATTTCCATTTTCATCAGTTAATACATTTTCATTTTGATTCAATATTTCAAATTTATCTCCTACCTTTAATGAGGAATCATTTATATTTGTTCCTAAAGTTATATTACCACCACTTCCAAAATCTTCGACTTGAAATCTTGAACTAGTATTATATGTCCAAACATTTGCAAAAATTTCTTTATAACTTTCATTATTATTAAGAATTTTATTTCCAACATTTTTTACGTAGATATTCTCACCTTCATTTACAAGATTAATATTATCGGTATTTGTTAACTCAGATATAACACCACTTACTCTTAATTCAATTTTTTTACTTAGATCACCATCCTCATATCCAAATATGTTTTCATTTATTCTAAGATCATCTGCTGTATTGATAGGGGATGTTACACCTGTGCAACCAAAAAATTGATTAACAGATTTTGAAGTGTAATCAATTAAATTATCACCACTAATAATTGTTCCAGTTGCTCCAAAACCTATTGTTGAGTCAACTGATATAACTGAATCATTAATTGCGACTGGATTTAATACTTTTGTGTTTGCATTTACAGTAAAAACACCCTGTATCAAATCATTTTCACTATATCCAACAAATAGTGATAACTTGTAATAATTTTTACCACCTCTTTGAAATATTTCCACCTCTGATATAGAGGCATTTGTTGATAAATCATTTGATTTAAAAATAGTTTGACCCACCAATTTTGAAGGATCACCAGTTTTTGTTATTAAATCTGCAATAATTATTTCTCTTCGTATAAATTCAGCATCCGATGGTTTGATTAAATTATTTTCAAGATCAATAATTTTTGATTCAACACCAAATAATACTTTAAATAATATGGTAATAGACTCCTCTATTCCCTTAGACTGATAAAAACTTCGGGCAAATTTTACAAAATTACCAACATCTAATTTATCAGCTAATTTTATATTTTCAAAACCAGGTAAAAATGTTCTTTTTAACTTTTTATAAAACTCTTGTAAAAATAATACAGATAAATTCTTTACCTCAGTACCACTTACATGTGAAGCAGCATTTGTATTTTCAAATGTAAGAGTTTCTTTATTAACATCTAATAATGAAGATGTTATACCAACATTATAACCTGTGATTCCACTAAACCCACGAATACAACCAGTAAAAGATGTTGATGTAATACCAGTATATGAAATTATCTCATTATTAATTTTAAGTAAACCATATTCATTTGGAAATCCCTTTGTGCTTGGAACTGAAATGGTAGTATCAGAGGATGAAACATCCGATGTTATGCTTGTTAGACCAACTATAACCTCTGGAACAAGATTATCAACTTTTTGATACTGATTAAAATTACTGATTAAATCAGTGGTTCCTCCTTGAAATTCTTGGGAGATGTAATATTGTTTTAAAAAATCAACAGCGTTAGGAAAATCAGCTAGTACAAACTCAGGTAGTTGATTTTCAATAATAGTATTAACTTTTATTTTTTTGTCAATTTGTGACATAAATTATTTCCTCTCTAAAACTCCATTTGAGTAACTAGATGTGTAGTAATCTCTAGTAAATACGATACCTGAAACATCTTCCCCTGAAGCAATAACATCTTTCAACATATTTATGGAGCTATTTGCAACGTCAAAACTTACAAATAAATCTTTTAATCCAACAATATCATTGGATTCTGGAAAAGCTTGAATTTCAATCAAATTATTTTCTGCAATTGTTGACGATATATTAATTGTGTTTAGTAATATTTCACCTTTTTTATAATCAACACCACCAGCTTCTTTGACTACAACAACTGTTTGACCCTTTTCATTTTTTGTGACTACACTAATTGTCCCTTTCATACTACCATCTAAATTACCAGATGCATCTTTATTGGGGACATCTGTTAAAAATGCAGTTCCAGTTGCACCTGATATGGTGAAACCAGTGCTTTTAATATTAAAACCAGCAGGATTGATATGAAAACGATTACCAAAACATAACTCATATTGAGCAAACTGATTGATTAATGCTTTCAAATCTCTTCGTATGGTAATTCTCGTTATATTTGAAGTGATTCCATCATCTACACGGTCTATTAATTGATTTAATTTACTATATTTAAAACGACCTCCAAATTTGTTAATTTCTACATTTTCACTATAAAGGTTCAATGCACTAACAATGGATGCCTTTAAATCTAACTCTGATGCAATTTGTGAAGGATTATAATATACATTTGAATCTATCTCAACATATAAAATTTTTAAATCAACAATCTCAGAGTTAATACCTGCTACAGCGTATTTTTTAAGACCATTTTTAATTTGTGTTTTATCAAAATCTGAGATAAATGATCCATTTTTTGGTTTGATGCTTATCTGCACCTTACCAAATTGTGGAGGGTCTAATTCCTCACCTCCTATGACTGAAACTGATTCAGTTTTTGGGAATATTTGTGAAATAATAGCTTCGTAATCTCGTGGTGTAACTGCCCTGTATTGTGCTGAGTAAAGTCTTGGAGCAAAATACTTAATAGAAGACACATCCTCAATTTACAGCATGTGTGAGACCTGTTATTGTTATTGTATCTGATGGGGTAAAGAATGAACCATCATTTTTTGAAAACGTTCCTTGAAAACTAAACTCACTTGGACCATTTCCATCTTTACCATCAGTAACGATATAAGTTGCAGTTACTTTTTGATTATTTTCTAATTTTTTACCAAAAAGTCCATCTCCAAACAATATTTCAAATTTTTCATCCTGAACCTCTTGTCCTAAATATATCTCTGAATTTTTATTTAAATTTAAAATATTATCTACTTGACTATATTTTCGACCTATACTTGTTTCATTCCTAGCACCAACATAAACTCTTAATGTTGAAGTATCAATGTTGGGACTATCAATGATAAATCTTTGATCTATTGATGCATCCACTCTGTAAACTCTTCTTAAATATGTTCCTTCATAAATGACAATTTCATTATCAAATTGGGCAAATGAGTGAGGAACAGGATTTCCATCATTACCTGTCTCTATAACATCTCCATTATCATCTATACTTTTGCTAACGATTCTTGATGAAACAATATCTTCAGGTATTGAAAATCTAAAAGTTGTATTCTCAGCTGATCCTATACAAACGAGACCAGCACGAAGAGTCAAAAAACTAGTGTTAACATCGGTTGTTCTTCCTAAATCTACCTCATTAAGTTTTATTGTGGCAGTTGCTGCTCTTCTGCTTTTAGGAACATATCCAATATTACGTGCAAGAGAAACAACATTCTCTCTTATAATTGCTGAGTCAAGAAATGCCTCATTCGCCACTAAGTTAGCGTTAAATGCATTAATATAAGTATTGTATGCTAAAGTATCAATTAAAACTGAAAAGTTAGAACCCTCAAAATCAAAATCAGTAAAATTTGTATTTGATCTTAAAAAATCTTTAATTTGTACTTTGATATCTTCAAAGTCTAAACTAGTAAATTGAGTAAAAGGCATATTATCTCGT